GGAGGCGATTAAATCTACTGCTAGGTTTTGGTTTTTAGCCATTTTGTATTACCTTTCATAAAATGAAATACTACATAAACCAAGCGGAATTGCTTGGCTGATTACAGTTCTACGCGACACAAGCTCATTAGTCAAGTTTACACGCAAGAATGGCACACTAAATAACGCACTCGCATAGACACGCCCGACGACAAGTAACTGGTTTCAATCCCTGCTTTCGCAGGGACCGAGTGTTACTGCATGAACTGCTCGTTGATATACATCTGCACATCCCACTCTTCTTTGCGTTCGCACATACGTTGCCATATGGTGTCGTTAACCCATGTAGCCATGAGCCACTCGGGAGTGAGTAGGGTAATCCAGCCCTCTTCGTCCATAGTCTTGCCTGTGACATAGTCGGTGTTATCTTCAGGCACGGACAGGATTGTCCAAGGTCTATTCTTAATGTGAACTACATCACCAGCTTGTACCAGCTCACAAGTACTGTCATATACGAGTTTCATTTACTTCTCCTTTTAAAGTGGGGGCCGAAGCCCCCGATTGATTAGATAAACTCCCGAGTCTGCCACTCACCATGTACTTCGTCAGCACTTAGATGTTCGTTAAGCTGTAAGAACCGAGCCTTGAAGACACGTGCCTCTTCAACAGTACAGCAGTTAAACCGTGCCAAGGTCTGACGCTTGAAGCGGAACTTATCTTCATGCTTGAGTGAGTAAGGAACTACAACAGTCATAGTTAATACTAAGTAACCAAGTGTATCCATGATGGATATCCTTTCTATGTCTGAAGCACCATTGCTTCATTGATTACAGTTCTACGCGATACCCCGCTATATGTCAAGTTTCCCGCCCCCAATCGCGCACCCCTACCCCCCAGTTTTTAGAAATGGTTCCATCCATGCCTTATACCCTTTGATCTACACAAATAACTCCACTAAATTTCCAAACTCATACCTCTTACTTATTGCCGATTTCTCAAACTCAGACGACTCCATTATTGACCTAACTTATTGAATATAAAAATAAAAAACGCCAAACTCATGACCTAAATTGCGCCTATCCATAACTTTACATTTATACAGAAACACCCCCCGTCAAGGGGACCCAAAACTGTCATATATGGGGGATAATATTTAAAAATTCTTAGGAGTTGCTATGAAGTTCTTTGTCCGAAAAGTTGATCTACGCGAACCTGCTAACGTTACGATGCTATGTTACTTACAAAAGAAAATCCTGCCGAGCGACTCTATCTACAAACCAGATCGTGGGCATTGGTGGATCGTATATACAGAGGATGGCAAGCCCGTGGGATTTGCTGGTCTTGTTCGGTCGATTGCTTGGAACGATACAGGTTACTTATGTAGAGCAGGTGTGATGTATGAGTACACAGGCAAAGGATTACAGAAAAGATTAATCAAAGTACGACAAGCACAAGCTAAGAAGTTAGGTTGGAATTGGCTCATCACTGATACAACAAATAACCCTGCATCATCAAACTCTTTGATATCTTGTGGATTTAGGATATATACTCCTGCCAACAAGTGGTCTTTTAAGAACGCTATCTACTGGAGATATAAGGTTCATCCCGATGCCGTACAAAGACGCGAACGTAAGAAAAAACAAACACAAGGAGTACAGCCGTAAGCATTACCTAGCTAATCAAGTAGAAGTAAAAGCTAGGGCGGCTAAATTAAAACGCGACAAGCGTGAAGAGTGGTATGCATTTAAGAGTACATTTAAATGTACGATGTGTGGGTTCTCTCATCCAGCAGCACTAGACTTTCACCACGTAGATAGAACAGATTACCACTCAGTAAACCGCCTAGCTCAATTAGGTAATTACAAAAAAGCTAAAGAAGAAATTAAAAAGTGCATACCCCTATGCGCCAATTGCCATCGCATTCATCACCACGAAGAACGAGAAGAAAAGAAAAAGGTTCGGCGTAAAAAGAAAAAGGTGTAACATATTACTCATACACGTGAGGGTGTGTTTTTAGGGGTTTCCGTAGAATTAAAGATGCGCATTTTTAGCCGTCGCCCCATTCTTTTTCTGTAAAGAAACTCTTTACACATAGTTAAAACCCTTATATACTTCGCGCATGGACGCGTATATTCCAGAAATCGAGAGCAACATCCCCCTACCAAAGAATGCTACCGAAGCATTTCCTGAACTCACGCCCCAAGAAGAGTTAAACATGCGGGCAAACGTGGTGGCTTTAATGTCTGAACTAAGCGGACAACCCATCTCACCTAACAAAGGTAACGTTGACGACGCTAAAAAACTAGCCGTGCAGATGGCAAGTGACCCCAAGTTCCGCCCAGAGTTTAATCAGTACCCCAACGAGACTCTTGCTATGTTAGCTGGCATGGTAGCCCAGATGAATGTGAGCATCGTAGATGAGTTATCCGACCTAAAAACCTATGTAGTCAACAACTTAGTGCATTCTGTAGAGGCTGCCAAGGATGTAAAGACCAAAGTTGCAGCTCTGCGGGTGCTTGGTGAGGTTGATGGAGTCGATGCGTTCAAGAAAAGAAGCGAAGTTACAGTCAAAATCCAGTCTATGGAAGAGGTTGAGGCTGAGTTATTGACCCTTTTAGATGATGTTGAGGGTAAATATATTGATGTAGAAGCTAAAAACATCACAGAAAAAGACGAAAAAGATGCATAAATTGTCTCAGGAACAGCTATTTAAGCTGCGATTATTGGTCCAAAACCCCAAAACTCCAGAGCAAATTAAGCGGAAAACTAAGGATTTATTAGAAAAATATGACGAATTTCTCACCCAAGAACGAGGCAAAGTATCCTTTTTGGACTTTGTTAAACACGTATACCCGGGCTATAAAGTCGGACCGCACCATCTTAAACTGGCTCAAATTTTTGAAGATATTGCTAACGGTAAGAAAAAACGAGTCATTGTTAATATCGCTCCGCGTCATGGTAAGTCAGAACTTATATCCTATCTCGCTCCTGCCTGGTTCTTGGGTAAGTATCCTCAGAAAAAAATCATCATGGCGTCTCACACAGCGGATTTGGCTGTTAACTTTGGACGTCGTGTTAGGAACCTTGTTGGTTCAGACAACTATAAAACAATATTTCCGCAGGTAGAATTACAAGCTGACAGTAAATCGGCTTCGCGTTGGGGAACAAATTTTAATGGTGAATACTTTGCTATTGGTGTTGGAGGTGCTCTCGCTGGTAGGGGCGCTGATTTGTTCATTATTGACGATCCACATTCTGAGCAAGACGCCAAAACAGGACGACCAGACGTTTTTCTTCCTGCTTGGGAGTGGTTCCAGTCTGGGCCTCTTCAGCGCCTTATGCCGGGTGGTGCGATCATTGTTGTGATGACGCGGTGGTCTAAACTTGACTTAACCGGACAGATCATAAAACAGCTAGAGAATAACGACGAGGTTGACCCTTGGGAAGTTATTGAGTTTCCTGCTATTAAAGATGATGGCGAAAGCCTTTGGCCTGAGTTCTGGCCTGTAGAGGAGTTGTTAGCTAAGAAAGCGGCACTTGACATTAGGTATTGGAATGCTCAGTATATGCAAAATCCAGTATCTGAAGAAGGTGCTTTGATTAAAAGGGAGTGGTGGAACATCTGGGATAAGGAACAGCCACCGCAGTGTGAATTTATTATCATGTCGCTAGACGCGGCTCAGGAGGCAAACAACCGTGCGGACTTTAATGCGCTCACAACGTGGGGCGTCTTCTTTAACGAAGAGGTCAACAATTACAACATCATCCTACTTAATGCGATCAAAAAGCGGCTGGAGTTTCCGGAACTTAAGAAACTTTGTCTCGAAGAATATAAAGAATGGCAACCGGATGCGTTTATGGTTGAAAAGAAGTCCAATGGGGCGGCACTCTATCAAGAGTTCAGACGTATGGGTATACCAGCGCAGGAGTTCACACCTGGCAAAGGTCAAGACAAAATCTCTCGAGTTAATGCTATTAGCGATCTGTTCTCGGGAGGGGTCGTCTGGGCGCCGGCGCACCGCTGGGCGAAGGATGTAATTGAAGAATGTAATGACTTTCCTAGCGGGTTAAATGATGACTTAGTAGACTCAACTACGCTAGCTCTGTTAAGATTCAGGCAGGGCGGATTTATTCGTCTGCCAAGTGACGAACCTGATGACGATATACTTTACAAATATCGCAAAAAAGCAGCCTATTATTAAGGATAAATTATGGCAATAGATAAAGCAATGTACCAGGCCCCACAGGGTTTAGATCAACTTGACGAAGAGGGCGATCAGCCTGAGCTAGAAATATCTATTGAAGATCCCGAAGCTGTAGAGATTGGCATTGATGGACAACCCATCATGCGCATGGAAAAAGATGAAGAGCCAGAAGGGTTTGATGATAACCTTGCTGAAGTATTAGATGATCAAGTACTTGCTACATTAGCTAGTGAATTGACTGGTGATTTTGATAACGACGTATCGTCAAGAAAAGACTGGATTCAAACTTATGTTGATGGTCTTGAGTTACTTGGCTTAAAGATTGAAGAACGTGCTGAACCTTGGGAAGGCGCTTGCGGTGTATACCACCCACTCTTGTCTGAGGCAGTAGTTAAGTTCCAAGCTGAGACCATGATGGAAACGTTTCCAGCAGCAGGCCCAGTTAAAACACAAATCATTGGTAAAGAAACTCCTGAGAAAAAAGATGCCGCAGACCGTGTGCAGCAGGACATGAACTACCAGATTACAGATGTGATGAAAGAATACAGACCTGAGCATGAGCGTATGTTATGGGGCTTAGGACTTGCAGGTAACGCGTTTAAGAAAGTGTACTTTGACCCAAGCTTACAGCGTCAAGTATCTATGTACGTCCCTGCAGAAGATGTAGTTGTCCCTTATGGAGCTTCTAGCTTAGAGTCAGCTGAGCGTGTTACACATGTGATGCGTAAGACTGAGAATGAAGTACGTCGCTTGCAGCATGAAGGTTTTTACCGAGACGTAGACTTGGGCGAACCAACCCAAGTAATGGATGAGATTGAAAAGAAGATTGCGGAAAAGCTTGGCTTTAAAGCTACAACCGATGATCGTTTTAAGCTGTTAGAAATGCACGTAGAGCTAGACCTTGAAGGGTTTGAGCATACTGATGAAGACGGCGAACCAACTGGCATAGCGTTGCCATACATCGTGACGATTGAAAAGGGTACTAATACTATTCTTGCTATCCGTCGCAACTGGAGACCAGAAGATGAACAACATCATAAGAGACAGCATTTCGTACATTATCCGTATATTCCGGGCTTTGGTTTCTACGCCTTTGGCCTTATACATCTTATCGGCGCTTTTGCTAAGTCTGGTACTAGCCTTATTCGTCAACTTGTCGACGCAGGTACATTATCGAATTTGCCCGGCGGGTTTAAGACCCGTGGTATGCGAGTTAAAGGAGATGACACCCCTATCGCCCCTGGTGAATGGAGAGACGTCGATGTGCCAGCTGGTACCATGCGTGATAATCTCTTACCTCTCCCCTACAAAGAACCAAGTCAAGTCCTTTACAGTTTATTAGGAACTATCGTAGAAGAAGGCCGCAAGTTTGCAGGTTCTGCGGAGATTCAAGCATCTGACATGAGCGCAAACGCTCCCGTTGGAACAACACTGGCAATTCTAGAAAGAACATTGAAGTCGATGAGCGCAATCCAAGCGCGTATTCACTATGCAATGAAGCAAGAGTTCCAGCTGCTTAAAGA